CACTTCTTGATTTAAATATTATTAGTTCTGGTGCAACACCAAGGTTATGGGTAAGTGTATTTGACCCTCCATTCCCTGTATAGCAAACCTCATCAAATGTGCTAGGGGCACGTCTGAATAACCAATCGTATCCACTGGTGGTGACAGTGTTTGTGAAATAGTTGGTTTTATCGTCAAATTTCCAGTAACCAGTTCCAGTCAATTCACCATTGGTGGTTGAACTCTGTAGCCTTATATCGTTTCCTTGCAATCTCGTTCCCCAATTAAATGGGTACGAACCAGAGGCTTGGTCTTTGTTCCAAACTAGGTCTGGAGGAAAGCCAACATAATGAGATGTGCCTGCGGTTGCACTTGAGACATTCAACACCTTAGTCCCACTCGTAGGCACTTTCATCGGGCCTCTACGAATGGCTATGTAGATGTATGTGCCGTAACCAACAGAGCCTGGTAGTTGAGCCGAATCTAAAACATCAAAACCAGTAGCATTAGGTGCTAATGGTTGATACAACGCCCCTTCTGCGCCTGAAGTATTTGGATAAAGCAACGCATCTTTTCCTCCAACAGGAAACCCACGCATATTGTCAGTAATTGTCCAATCTCCAGTTTGACCTGATGATGGTTTAATCATTACCCATTGTGGTTCATATCCTAAAGTAACACTTGTTGCACCTGACGCATTAGTCGTAAACGACCCACACGAAATCACATTGTCTGTACCAGTCAGACCAAAGCCTCCTGCGTTGTGGGCGAATAGGTAAATAACAATTTGAGTTCCGGGAGAAAACACCCCAGTTGAAATTGAAATATTGGTGGAAGTGGCAGTGCTAAAGCCAGATTCAACAGAACTTGTGCCATTTAGTCGCAAAAGTTCGCCGGGAATAGAGCGATGGAAAACCCACCAGCTATCATCTGCATTTGTTGCCTTAATAATCCAACAGCCGGGAGTAGACCCAAGGTTGTGTGGGATTGTCATTGCGCCGGATACTGTCGTATACGTCACAACATCGAAGAACTTTGCCTGCTTGCGGAAGGCCCATGAGGCGTAGGTTGCGCCACCATTAAACGAACTACTGTTCATGGTGAAGCCGTTTGAATTAAACGAATCTATCCAGTTAGAACCTGTCTGTGCCGCATCCGTAGAATAGGAAATTAGATAACTACCTATTCCCCTTGCGGTATCAATCAACATACCACCTGTAGCTGCAGACCTTCCTTGCCTCCAAACCAATCCACCCTTACCAGCCAAATCAATGCCATTGGTGATGGTCTGTGTAGAGCCGTTGCCTGTGTAGAGCCAAGTGCTGAACACATCCTCGATGTAGTTAGCATCGTTACTTACCTGAGAGTTTTGTGAACTAAACATTAGTTATTCCTTACAGGTAATTCTGTCCCGCTGAACTCGCCCACCAATAAGTGCCATCACCTACAAAGACAAACTTATCACCTTTAGAGGCTGTAGATGTAATCGTAGGGGCTGTGCTTGCAGGCCACTTAACTGAGCTAGGCCATGTAACTGTGCGTGAACCTGTACCATCTTGCTTCAAAAGCATTGTGAAACCTTTACCTGCTGTTGCTGTTGGGAATGTAAATGTACAGTTACCAGTCAATGTCAGAATCTGTACCGAACCATTAGCCAAGTCAACTGTATAAGCTGTAGAAGTATTAGCAGTTACAGTTTCTTCTGTGTAGCCGTTAGTGAATGTGCCAGCTTCAATGGTCTTGTTGGTAAGGGTTTGACTATCTGTCGCACCAACAACAGTACCTGATGGGGCAGTCTTTGTAGCCCATGTATCAAGATCAGCATCCCATGCTTGTACGTTAGTGCCGATTGCCAAACCCAAGTTAGTACGAGCTGTTGAAGCACTAGATACATCTGACAGGTTATTAGTGTTAACTAAGAAACCACCAGAAGTAAACGCTGCGCTAGTCCATGTTGAACCTGTCCACACGAACAAGTTATTAGTGGATGTGTTCCAGTACAAAGCACCAGTCAACAAAGCATTACCATCATTGTCAACAGATGGAGCAGTTGATTTAGGGCCTAAATATCGGTCATCAAACGAGTCGTATGAGGCAGCAGCACTAGTAGCACTAGCAGCAGCAGCCGTTGCGCTTGTAGAGGCATTTCCTGCGCTTGTAGAGGCATTTGTGGCACTCGTAGCAGCGTTAGATGCTGAAGTCGCAGCAGCAGCAGCACTTGTCGCAGCAGAACTTGTTGAGCCAAACAGCGTATCAATCTGGGCAGATGTGTAAGTATCTGTAATTCCAAAACCACTCAAAGTAGTTGGATTAGTACCTGCTGTAATGCGTCCATAAACATCTGTTGTGACAGACTTATAAGTTCCTGCTGTTACGCCAGAAGTCGCCAAGTCAATGTTGTCCGAATTGACAACAATACGGCTAGAAGACGCTGTGCCAACATCAATGGTGTTACCAGTCTTTGTCAAACCTGCGCCAGCAGTAATTTGACCAGCACCTGAGAATTGAGCAAATGTAACTGCTGTAGTGCCTAAAGTACCGCCAGCAGTAATCGTTGAGATGTAACCATTATTGGCTTGTGTTGTACCCTTCTCGATAAAGGTAAACGCAGCAACCAACTCATCCCATGTGTTTGCATCTGTTGTTCTAGTCCATGTACTAGAGGCGCACAGATAGATACCATTCTGTGAAGCAGTAGATTGGTCTTTAACCAGAACTCGGTCACCAACAGATACTGCAATGCCATCAATTGTTTGTGTACCAGACAAAGTGATGTTAGCCGTTGTAGCTACAACACATGAGGCTTTAGCATCAATACCTTGGGCTAGTGCATCAACATAACCCTTGTTGGCAGCGTCAGAATCGTTAACAGGGTTTGCCAAGCCAGTAATGGTTGCCGATGTACCTGCATCCATATCCAATGAACCAGAGATGGTCACATTGTTGAATGTTGAAGTACCAGAAGCAGCCGTTACATTGCCTGTGACATTGCCTGTCAAGTTACCAGTCACATTACCTGTTACAGCACCTGTGACATTACCAGTTACATTGCCTGTTACTGCGCCTGTGAGAGGGCCAGTAAAGCCGACAGTAGCCGTTACATTCGTTCCTGTGATTGCTTGGGCAGATGAACCACCGATAACAGCACCATTGATAGTGCCACCAGTAATCGTTGCAGAAGACGATGTGATATTTCCATTGATACCACCAGAGGCAGTAATTGCACCTGTATTGGTAGATGTGCCAGTCACATACAAGTTACCACCAACAGTTACATTGTCACCAGCAGAACCATCTTGAAAGTTCTTCAACTGAGCCATCAATTGACGGATGGCATTGTTGACCAAACTAGGGGCCATACCCTCCGCTAAGTTAATACTGTTAATGTCAGTATTGTTCCCTGCGGTACTGCTGTATTCTGAAATCTTGGTCTTTGCCATTATTTACTCCGTTAATCCAAATGCAGCACCATAACCTAGTGCCAATGCTTTGCGTTGTAATTCTCTGTTCAGAGGCTCAACAGTCATAACTGATGCTTTTTTCATCAATGTAGCAGCCAACTTAGGGTCTAGCATTGCATTGACCAACAACTCACGAATTGCATCGTCTGTGCCGTTATAGAGCCAATTCATTGGTGCAGCAACCTTTTGCAAAACAGGAGGAACATCACCAAACATCTGTTTGCCAATCATTCCACCAATCACATTAGCTGTACTCATGTTCTTAAATGTATCAGACCCTGCTGCCTTAGTTGCTCTTGGTAGAACACCACTATCCAAGTCTTCAGCAACTTTTTTTAAAACAGCCAACTGAGTGTTAGACAACTTAGTTTCTTTCTCAGCAGAACGAATAGCATTTAAAAACTTAGGCTGTGAAATCAGATAGTCATTGGCTCGTGATGGGTCAGGAGTGGTTGAAAGAACCTTGCCTTTAAACTGTTGTGCAGCCTCAAGACGCTCAATACCTTTGCTAGAAGCAGCATACTTAGCTAAATAATCTTTATAGCCAGTAGCACCTGCTTCAATAGCATCATCTACAGCACGAATAACTTGTTTAAGTGGCTCTCCTGCTGCCTTGTAAGCACCTGCTGTTGGGCCACCTGTGCTAGATTTATCCAACAATCCTTGAGCAGCAGCCCTCAAATCCTTGCGAATTTCATAAAGTTCAGCAGGAGTTGTTGCACGAGCAATATCGTCTTTAGCATCGTTCATCACAGAAATGACAGTTTTACGCTTACCAACTGGAGAAGCAAGAATGTCATCAATGGTCTTATTAACTGTTAAAGCAATTCCAGATTGAAACATCTCTGGTGTCACAGTTGAATTAGCAAACGCCTGTTCACGCAATGGGTCAGCTATATCATCACGCTTTTTAATGGCTGCTGTAAGTGCATCATCATCTTTAGCAAGACGATTCAAGATAGCCATTTGCGCTTGATTAGCTTCTAAGGCCTGCGTAGCAAAACGACCACCAGTTACATCTAGTCCTTTAATACCAGATTCAGCGTTAATCAATCCAATATCACGAGTTGCTTGCGCAGTAGTAGGTGTATAGCCACCAATCTTAGGCGTATATGCTTCACCAGACTTAATTGCTTGTTCAGCATCAGATGCCAAGTTACGCAATACATTGCCTGTGATAACTTCACGCCCTGCTTGAGTAAATGGACGAACAGCCTCTTTAGCTGTACGAGCAAGAATAGGAGCAGAACCAACTGCACCACCTGCTGTAATAGAGCCAGCTAATGCACCTAGAGTCTGTCCCAATGGGCCTACATCGCTTTCACGAGCAGCGCCTGATGCCAATGCACCAGAAGTAGCGGCAGCGCCTTGTGTACCTAAACTCTTAGTAAAGAATTCTTGAACAACAGGACTAAACTTTTGAGCAACAGAGGCAGGGCCAGCAACACCAAAACCTGCGCTTGTCACATCTTGAACGACACGCTCTTGCGGAGTTTGTGGCGTAGGAACACCAGCTTGTGTCATCAAGTTTTGTAATGCTTGGCTAGTTGGTTGCATGACTTGGCGGCCAGCCAAAATGTTAATCAAGCCTGTCAGCGCATCAGCACCCATTGTAGGAATAGACAAAGCACCAGTAACTGCTGCTCGACCTGTCAAACCTAACTGACGACCAAAATCACTAGCACTACCAATCTGCATTTGTTCTGGACGAGGAGAAGTCGTAATTTCCTTAATTGCTTCTTCTCTTGTAATTTTCTTAGTTGGCTTTTGTGCTTCTGCTACCTTTGTTCCACTAAGAACAGCCAAACCTGCATCAGAGACTTTTGCCAAGTCACCTGACTGCAATGCCATCAAATCATCATCTGACAGTTTGGTTAAGTCCATTATTTTTTCCTACGAGCAATTTCAGCTTGAATATCAGCCATAGATGGCATTGCTTGAACTGGTGCAGTCAATGCTTCAGCAAGAGGGTTTAACAGCAATGAGCCATTACCACCTAACTGTTGAGAAATACTTGTATATGGAGCTTTTTGAGCCTCAAGATTACGGGCTTTAGATTCAACTAATTTACCAGCAACGGCAAGTAGACCTGCTCGTTCTTGTGGCAACAATTCTTGACCATTTAATGCTCGTTGTGCATACGCTTGAATTGATTGTGGAATAGAACGATTACCAAGAATAGTTTTCTTATCACCCTCTTGAACAGCACCAGATGGGTCATAAATCTTACCAATGGCATAAATCAATGCGCCATCAGCAGTTTTATTACCTGAATTAGCTTCATCTACAGCCGCTTTAGCAGCTTTATATCGGTCAGCAACTTCCATTGCACCAACATCTTTAACTACACCACGCCAGTCTTTTACAACATCAGATTGTGCTTTTGCTACTGCTGTTGGGTCTTTTAAATCTACAGAAATCTTTGGTGCAGTTGCAGATTTTTGTTCAGCTAAAAATTTAGCAAATGCAGGATTTTGTTTGGCAGCAAGAAACTCTCGCATAGATGTTGGCATCTGCTCGGCTTTTGGTGCGCCTTGAGCCACAGTCTCAACTTTTCCAGTTATGGGGCTAATGCGAACAAGATTAGCACCTTCTGCCAATGTAGTTGTTTCACCAGCCATTGCTTTCTGAGAAGCAATCAACTCACTCAAGGCTTTGCGTCCTGCTTCAGAACTCATCAACTGAGGAATTGCTTTTTGCAAGTCAAAGCCACCAGTAGTCATTCCTTCACCTACTTGCTGACCCATTATGTCTTCGCCATAAATCTCTTGTGGCTTGGTTACAGCACCTTGGATAACGCCTTGAATACGCTGTTGTTCAGCTAATTGTTGTTGCTCTAATTTACGCTTACGAATCATGTCAGCCAACTGGACATTCTGTAACTGGCTTTGCAATGTGTCTTGCATACCGCCTTTGTAGGCTTTCTGACCTTGTTGCAATCCTTCAACAATAGACTGTCCAGTGTTTCCACCTTGAAATAATCTACCAGCTAATGCGTAGAGTGCTTGTGCTTGTGCGTCTTCACGATTACGAGCAATGTCAGCTTGTGACATACCAAGCAGACCCATTGTGTCTGCACCGCTAGTACCGAAAATGTCTAATAGTCCAGCCATGTTAGTCCTTAACCAATGAATAAGCCAAGGTCTTGATTACCATAGTAACCACCAGTTCCAAAGCCACCACCAGCACCAACTTGGCTCATAGCAGAAGCATCAGGAACACCCCATCCACTTAACCAATTCATGTTAGGAGAACCAAGATTCTTGTAAATACCAGCAGCCGTAGCAGCAGTACCCAATACCTTCTGCAAGGTAGAAGTATCAGCAGCACCAGACGCTGTAGTAGAACCAACTCGTCCTAATGGGTTTCCATAGACAAGCGACATATAGTTCTGCAAGTTCTGTTGTGGTTGGTTTTGCAGGAAGTTGAAACGCTGAATGTCAGCACCCAACTGTTGACCTGTGTAGCCTTCACGAATCTGACCAGCTTGCAACAACTGGTTAATATCTTGGTAATCAGTAGCAGCCAACTGAGGCGCAGCACCAATGGCTTGTTGTTGTCTTGCTCGTTCTTGCTCGTAGTTCTGATAAGCCAACTGACCTGCTGTGTTGGTCAATGCTTGTGCATATTGACCTGCCGCACGATTCTCTAAGTTGCCCATAGCACCAGAGCCATAACGACCTGCCAAACTAGCTTTAGAACCAATATCGCCTAGAGTCTGTTGAAACTGAGTCTGAGCAGCTTGTGCTGCTGGCGCAAATGCACCTTGAAAGAAAGGGTTTCCACCTAGATAAGCACCACCCAAAGTTCCCTGTAATTGCTGTTGAGCAAGTCCAGTTAAAGGATTACCTGCTAAAGCACGAGTCTCCATTGCTTGAAGACCAGCTTGAGTTGTTTGTGATGGTGCTACAAAGGTTTCGCCTGTGTAGTATTGTGGGCCTCCAGCCTGATACAGACCTGATGCCTGTTGCAAACCATATGTAAGGTATGGTGCAATTTCTGGTGCAATTGTTTGTGTGGTAGTAGTCGCCATGTTTTACTCCTAGAGTTTCGGATTCCATAGCGGGTCATCCACGGAATCCATTTTAATCAAAATTTGTTAGAAATCAACCTATAACTGCATATTTGTAAGTTTTTCCAGCAGTTGAATTGGCTAAATGGCTAATTGTTGCCATTCCTTGTCCTTGACTGCTTACATACATTTCTGGCAAAGGTGAAACTAATGTGAAAGTAATCACACTAGATGGAATTGATGGTCTTGTGTATGGGCTAGTAGATGCTGTATATCTCTCAAGATAAACCTGCGTAGATGTTGTTGAACAGACCAACTCAATATAGTCATTAGCAACTATATCAATAAAGAAATTAGCCACAGCAATCAAATAACCATCCACGCTACCATGACTGTTAACAACAGCATATTTACTGCCTGTTCCAACAATATCAGTACCATTCTTTCTTAGCCAAACAATAACCTCATGTATTTGCGAGTCCATGTTAGCAAACTGCAAGCTAAACTGGATGTTATATGTTCCAGCATTGGTAATAGTCACTTTGTTGGATGCAAGACTAAACCCATAAGCAGAATCTACTGTACTAAATGCAACTACTGTAGGCGTATTAACAGCACCAAATGTTTGGTCTGCATCATTTTGGAAAGCACCACGAGGAACAATAGACCTAGATGCTTCAAATGTTTCTGGCGCAAACAGGATTACGCTATCTGGGCCTATCCTTCTGTCCACCAAAGTGGTAGTAGTTGCACCACCAGTCGCTAAAGTAATAGTCCCTGTGTTATTGGTCTTTCCATCCATGATGCCACGAACCACCTCTGCCACGGCTCGTTGGTCACCACCGAAAGCAGGTAGGCTTCTAAACATCAACGAACCCCTTGACCAACAACATCAACATCAATAGCCACAGCGTTTTTCCAATCTGCACCAGTAGGAACTAACTGAAGTCTGTGGTATCTGCCAGAACTACGCAAAGAAACCCTGTTCTCAGAGTCTGCTGCTACGGCTGTTCCATAGTTCACACTTTGACTTAATAAAGCACGAGAAGCTACCGCAATAGTCGCTGAACCATTGTCAACTTGTGGGCGAGCCAATGTCACTACAGAAACACCACCTAAGTCAATGTCGCCAGTAGAAATCTGTCCTGTAAGGTTTGCACCTGTGTATGTATAAACCTTTGCGCCTAGCGTACCACCAAGGAAGTACTTACCACCGATATAAAGACGAGAGTCAAGGCTTGTTGTCAATGCGTCAATAGAGCCTGAAATGCTATCCAACTGCTCAAGTGTTACAGACGCTGTAGAGGCTTCAGACAAGTAGTCTGTACCTGCATCTGCATATGTCCATTTCTTCGTTGCAAAGTTATAAATAATTAGCTTACGATTCCCATCTGTAGCAACATAGTTCCATATAACCAACTTGCGCACAGGGTCAACAGCAGCAGACATAGAACCATAATCAGATTCTGAAGCGTCCTCAATAAAGAATCGGTCAACCTTCTCACTTCCAATTGGTTGAATCGTTTGACCATCGCATAAATAGAAACCATCGTCAGATAAGAAGAATGTGATGCCTTGGTACTGAGCAATTGAGCCAGCAACCATACATCCCTTGTTACGAGAGATATTGTCAAACTGGAAAATGAATGGCGTACCAACATAGGTCATTCGGCTAATGGCTCTTTCCAAGAAAACCAAGCCAAACTCACCACCACGGATACCTACAATTTGACCACCATCAGGAATATCTTGATAGTCAGCCTGAGTATTTACATCCTCTGTCCAGTCTGTTTCATCATTGATGGCAGACCAGCGAACACGATATTGTTGCTGTGCAGCACTCTCATAAGTATTAGCCACAACCACAAAATCACGCACAACAGTAATGTACTTAGCAATAGGGGCAGAAGCATCCAAATTAGCAAATGAAGTGGATGTTCCCAAAGTCCATGCTTGCAACTTGTCAGCATTGTTTGTTGTGATGACAGTTTTTCCAAACTGAGTAAAACGAACTTTGTCGCTAATTCCAGTAGTCATGCCTGACTTAACAAGAGTTAATGCGCCAACACCATCAACTGTATAAATCTTAGTGTTACCAGATGTGAACAACTGAGTTGTTGAGTCTGGATTCTTGGCAGCATACAGAGTAAGTAGTTCTTCAGCAGCAGTACCAGAAAAAGCTACAGCACTAGGGAAAGGGCCGTAACCGATAGCCTGAGAAACGACATTCTTAGCGTCTGTTAACGCACCAGAAATACCAGACTGGTCAGGCATCCATTCGCCAAGAGTGATTCGTTGTGTAGGCATATCAGATATATGTTGTTTGCATTGCCAATGGAACGCCAGAGAATTGACCCTTCTCATCAGAACGAGTCAACGAATTCATAGCCCTGTCAAACATAGTTCCCCATGTGTTGATTCGAGCATCATTCATCAAATATGGTTCTGCTTCTAGCAAAGACGCATACAGAAGCAAATCAGGACACACAGTCATGAATGTATTGCTTGTGTTTGAATCACTCAAGTAAGGAGGCGCAGCAGAGTAAATCAATGTCAATGTGTAGGCAGTATCAGGTACTGGTGCTAACTTAAATGTAGAAGCTAGGACTGTGTAATCCAATGGCTTACCCACATCTGTTGTTCGTGAGTTGCGAGAGAACAAAGATGGGGACTGATAGTTCAATGGCATCACAGGATTGACATTGACGACAAAATCTTTTACTTCCAAGAAGTCACTAGGAATACTAACTGTAGCTGTCCCTGATGTGCAGGTCAGCGTAGTTGAATTCAACATTTGGCGAACACGCAAGTCTCTACGCAAGCGAATCTCTGCCAAACGAATAAAGTCTGGGATTTGAGTTGTTAGGTCTGAACGAGCTAAATATCCTGCGATAGTTGTCTGTAGTTCAGCATAGGTAGTAAAACTCATACAACTCCTGTTCTAGTGCGCCATGCACGATTCAATGGGTCATTTAGGAACGCTGCAAAACGTTTCTCATCAAGAACAGCATAACCACGCATGATGCCTTGTTTGTTAAGGTCATCAATAACTGTTAATGGGATAGATGCTACTTTGTTGCCAAACAAGTTGTCAGACCATCTTGCTCGTTCATCAAAGGAGTTATATTCCTTTTTATTCTGCTCAATAATGTCAGAAACATCCTGACGAGTTTGAATAATGATGCCGCCTTCACCATCGGCATGAACAGCAGTTTCTCTAATCTTTTCCATACACTAATTCTATCAGTTTAGGCAAAAAATAAAATGCCCCAGAGGTTTAATTCTGAGGCATTTGGTATCACATCAATGTGACACTTATGGCGTGAGGTCGGCTATGATGCCATGCGCAGCTTGGTTTTTGATTTCCAAGGTGTACTCAGCCAACAACTGTGTGCTTTCGTTGTCACCAGTCACAGCCAACTCGTTGGTCTGGAAAGGACGCAAGTAAGCGATAGCAGCCATGTCGGGGTCAAGCACAAATGCTGTCTCATCGCATGAGTTGGTAGATGTCATAAAGCGGTTGGGGACAACAGAAATTGTACCGAAGTCGCTCATATAAACATCGGCCGCGGCCACGATTGTTGTTGGGCTGTTAGATGGAGCCATGAAACGCTGTGCAGCGATACCAGCAAAAGCTGAAACAACTTGCTTGTGTGCAGGGTTGACCATCAACACTTTGGGATTGCCACCAGAAGCATAAACGCTCTTAACAACAGATTGCAACAAGGCTTCTGTGAAAGTGCGGTTTGTGCCGTTTACACGAGCAGTTGTACCCAAAGAACCAGCAACACCATCAGTACCGCCAGAGTAGTTGCTGTTCAACCATGCTTGCAGACCGCCCAATTTACGAGCAGTAGTGGAGTCACCATTAGAAGCAATTTGGTTGCTCAGAACAGAAGTCTCCATGTCGCGCTTAATTTCGGCCGATGCTTTAGCCAGTTGATAGGCTTTTTCAGATTTACGGCCAGCCTTGTCGACAGACTGCAAAGTGCCAGAAATCTTCACAGTTTTCTGAGCAATCTGAGTGCGGTTACCAACACGAGTTGTTGGAGACATAGTAGCGTCAGACGCTGTGGCCCCTTCAACGGCATAGTTTGATAAAGATGCGGCCGCCAAACTATCCGTTTGCCATTCGTGGTAAACAGCAGTAGCTTTGGTTTTACCTACAGACGAAAAAAATGGTGTGTCTGTTGGTGAGATGTTATAGATAACATCGGAAAGGTCTTCACGCTGACCAATAGCGGTATATGTTTGATAGGTAGCCATTTAAAACTCCAAAAATTAAAAGAATCGTTCAAATGCTCGGGCAGCGTCTGCAACTTTTCCAGTTTCACGCAACCTCTGCATAACCTGTTTATCTTGTGATGACTTTGTAGGAGGCGCAGAAGTCCCAGAACGCATCATCTTAGGGGCAGCCTGAAGTTTCTTGGTTAACTCAGGTTTGCTCTTTTGAAGTTGCTCATACTTCATTGCTTTATACAAACTCACCACAGCCCGAGAGTCATATACGGAACTGAGTTCTTGGTCAGACCATCCAACAGACTTCGCATAGTCACGGATTTGTTTCCGAACCGCATCACCCTGTGGCGTAGCCAACTCAGGAATCAGACTAACTAGCTTCTCAGATTCTTGTCGGAGATGGTTTTGCAAAGAGGCTTGTTGCTCGGCTTGTTGCTGTTGTGCAATGCGTTGCTGTTCTTGCCTTACTACTGCTAACTGCTTCTCACGCTGATTCTGTTCAGCTACCGCTACGGCATAGCCAATAGGGTCTGTTTCCTTTAGAACATCTAAGTCCACACCCTGATTTTGCTGCGTTAGGAAGCTATCCAATGCTTGCAACTTCTGGGCATATGCCATTCGTTCTTGTTTCACCTGCTCTAAGTGAATACGCTCTGCTTCTACAGCTTTGCGTTGTTCAGCTAAAGCCTGAGACTTTTTCGTGTAATCTACGCCTTGCTGATAACCTTTGATGAGTTCATCTTCGTCAACCTCGATTTCCTCACCAGCAGCCTTGACTTTATATCTAGGCTTTGGTTGTTGTTCTTCCTCGGATTCCTCCTCAGAATATTCAGCTTCATCAGATGCTTGAAGTTCCTCTGTTTGTTCCTCAGATTGGCTGTTACCAGCTTCGTCAGAATCACCCATCAGACTTTCAAACGCTGAAGCGGCTTGGTTTACATTTAGGTTTTCACTCCCTTGTGGGTTGGTGTTTTCCATTTGTCATCTCAAAAATCGCCAGAAACCTTCTGGGCGGAGGGTAAGGTTTCCCTTACAGAATCTTCCATTTTTTATCTCTAATCACAGTTTCCGAGGCTAAACCTTCAAGGTGTCCTGTAATTAGTTCTAATGTTTTAATGTGCCTGTAAGCATCTTCACGCCTATCAGATTCTTCTGCACTTGTGTTAATTATCACACTAATCTGCTCTTTTTTCAAATTATCTAATACTTCTTTGAAAAAGTCATCATTTAGTAAGTTTTTAGCCCATTGAGCCAATAAGTGCTTATCTGTCATATTAGGCTTGTTCCTGCTGTTTCTCGTTGGATTATCTTGGCAGCATTGCCACCAACAGGATTAAATAGATTCCAGTAACTTGCACCACTAGCAGTACCAAGGTCTGTGATTGGGTTATAGGTTGAACCACCACCAGCCATAGCCAATAATGTTGCTTTGGCATCTTGGTCACCAAGTTCAGCCAATACTCGCAAATTATTGACAGCTAAATTGTCGTAAGCAACACCAGCAGCCTTTCGGCTTGCGTCATCAGTTCTAGCAATATTGGCTGCGCCTAGCAAACCATATTCTCCAACTGTTCCCTCTGGAGTGTTTACCAAGCCATTAACAATATCGCCAAAGCTATACCCTGTCAGGGCATTAGAAATCGTATTCAATGCTGAGAGTTGTGGGCTAGTCAAAGACAACAAACTGTTAGCCAACAATGATGTGTTATCAGTTAGTCCACCCACTACGCTACCAACAGTACCAGCGTTTCCACTTAAACCAATTGCTACATTGCCAAGAGTAGTTAGTACATCCTCTGCGCTACCAGCGTTAAGCAGTTGACCAGCAATGTTTGTCAATCCACCAACTTTTGCTAAATCTGAGTTACCTGCCAATACGCCTAGACCACTCATTACAGCACCAGTAGCAGCAACATTACTACCACCACTTGCAACTCCAGACAAGCCACCTGTTCCAGTATTGCTTAAATCATTGTTATAAATCAGCGTACCAGACAAATCTCTGCCACCACCTAACCCTGTGTTGGCTGTTTCTGTGCCTAATTTAATATCACCAGAATCTACGCTTGCTGCTGCATCAGGATTCTTAATTGAACCACCAAGGTTTACAGAAGCGGGCAGACCTTTAGGTTGCAACAATGCGCCATAGGCAATTCTTGGTTGGTCAGGAACTAACGCACCAATAGAATCTAGCAATGATTTTGTAGGTGCGAACTGTGTCTGTGGACGATACTGGCTCTGGATGCCAGAAACAATGTCCTCATAAGTAGCACTCTGAGGATTGCTTCCACCAACTAAACTAACCAGTTCTTGATAGTTCATTATGTTCTCACTTAGAAATCATGCTCAAGACATTGTTCAATGATGGAGAGCCACCAGCAGGTGTTGCAGTTGGAAACATACCTGCTATTTGTGGACGAGATGTAATGTAGGCAATATCTGCATCAGATGCACCATAGTTACGCAAGTCAGTAGTAGTCAAACCTTTGAGCATATTAGCCACATCGCCATAGTTGCCAGATGATTCTGCTGTTTTCCAAGCATCCATCAATCCAGTAGGCGCAGCAACTGTAGATGTTGGTCTAGTTGTAGGTGTAACACCTTGAATCATGTTCACAATGCTTTGTGTTGATGGACGATTAGCAACCATTTCACCAGCCAAACGCCTAGATTCTGCAAATGATGGGAACAACTCACGCAGTTGACCAGCAGTTACATTTGGTTGATTAACTTTTGCAGGGTCAAATGTATATGTTGGTGATACTGTAGTTGGGATAACAGTTTTAGGAATAACTGGGACTGTTCCAGTAACTGTTCCTGTTCCAGTAGGAGTCACATACTGATTAAAAATGTCTGTAATGGCTGTGTTGTTAGTTCCACCAACATTGCCTGTTTTAGCAGCGTTGTATCGTCCTGCTACGCTTTCATAGCTAACACCAGTAGCACGAGCAACATCATTAGGGCTAATTCCCAATCTGTCCATCTCAGCAGCTAATTGAACATCGTTCAAACCACGATTGGCATTAACAAAATCAAAGATGTTTTTGTCAATCTGTGCTTGGGTCATGTTGTTGTTTAGACCATAAGTCAGACCAACAGATGCAGGGATGTTTGTAGGCGCAACATAGCCACCAGTACCTTCATCAGCTACGTTATAGCGAGTCTGAACACCCGCCAAAGGAACGCCAGTTGCAGCAGCTACATCCTCTGCGCTTACTCCGAGCCTATCCATCTCTGCTCGTAGCTGAACATCATTCAATCCACGATTCTGATTCACATAATCAAAGATGTTTTGATAATACTGGTCTTGACTGATGCCGTTTGCCAATGCCCAATCTAATGCTGCTGATGCCATGATTTATCCCTTAATCTCTACATTGGATGTAATGCCAGCACCAATTTTCATTGCTTTCAATTGGGCTTCTGCTTCAAACTCTTGTTGCTTCATAGCAAAGTAAGCCTGTTGTTTCTCACGCTCAAGCATCAATTTAGCAGCTTCTTTCTCACGCATCAATTGCATCTCAAGAGCAGCCTTCTGTTGCGCCATCTCCATGTCAATCTGTTGTTGCTGTTGCTTCAACTGAATGTCAGCTTGTGCTTTAGCTTGGTTAGCTTGAATCTCAGCCTGCGTTCGAGCCATGATTGCTTGCACTTCTGGAGGCATTTGCTGTGGCTGTGGAGGAGGATTCGAGAGCATCTGGTCTTGCTCTGGTGTGATTGGCTTGTAGAACTCAGCAGAATCCTTAAAGCCAGCAATCTCAACCATGCGTCCCAATGTGCCACGATACTGAGCAGGGGAGACATAGGGATTGGCAGGGCCGTACTGAGCAATCAACTGCTCTTGTTTAGCCAACACCATTGACAACATAGCCATCTGCTCTTGTCGGTTACCTGCACCCAAACCTACGTTGATAGCCACATCGTATTGGTTAGCCCATGTACGAGGGTCAAACTCTACGAATTCACCACGCATACGCACCAAACGAGGCTTGTCTTGGTATTTGCAGAGCAGATGCAAGATGCCTTGGAACAAAGACTTAACACCAGTCTCTGCAAAGATTCGAGCCATCAATTCAATCTTACCTGCGCCAGCTTGTTGCATCGAGGCAACGGCTGCTGCGGTAACATTCTGCAAGATAGCAGGGTCAAGACCTTGTGAAGCATCAGACACACCAGTACGCTTAGACTGGACTGTATCCAAGTACTGAAGCATTGGGAAAGCCTGAGATGCCACATTCTGCACAACCAACTGTTGAACAGCATTAGGTGACTTGGCACGAATCACACCACCTGCGGTAGATGTAAGCAAGTCGTCAAGGTTTACCTGACCTTCAACAGCAACTACTCGTGCATTGTTTGTCAGATAAAGGTTATCCAACATCTGACGAGTGATGGTTGTCTTAATCAGTTGCAAGTCAGTTGTTCTGTCAGCAAGTGAGTTGCCAAAGAACTTGTGTGGAATTGGGATAGGGCAGATTGAATGGAATGGAACATAGTCCACTTCCTCAACAGCTTCCTTACCATCTACATCTTGGAGAATCTCGTTTGAAGCGTAGAAAACCTGAGTCAGAGTAGCAATGCCTTTGCCATTCATATCAGTCTTTACATAGCACTCAAAGACCTCAATCTCTTGCATTGATGGGTCATCAGTCTGTACTTGGTAAGGCTGCTCACCAGCAGAGTAACGAGCAACTCGCTCTGGTGTGTATGCCAAAGCATCATCCATCTGCAAGCCTTCAACTTGCTTCTTGTTGAAACCCATAGCAACCAAGTCACTACGAGTCAACATCTGACGATGTGCTACAAATGGAGAGTCTGCAATAGTACGAGCCTTCTTACTAATCAAGAACTCCTCTGGAGGAACATTCTCAATCGTTACTTTGCCTGATTTCTTACGCTTTTGGACTACGACATTGTGCGTAGAACCCATGACTGGCATACCAGTTGGGTCAATGACTGGCTGACCCATTGGGTCATAGATTGGAAACTCTGTCGTATCTTGCTCGACAATTTCCATGCTTTCATCACTCATCAGCATTGCTAACTCGTCATCAGACAAGTCAAAGTAACGCTCTTTTGTGATGTCTTCTTTGTCTTCCCAATATGCTTTTAGGATGCCGTTCTTCTGCATCAAGGCATCTTTGAACCAGTCATGCAGAATGGCTACACCTTCGTTGTCACGCAAGAAGACCCAATTGCAGTAATCAGTAGCTTGCTTGGCTGATGCTTCGTCTTGTGGGCCTTGTGGCTCAAAGATAACGATATTATCTGAGCCTGTAAAAATACGAACTAAGCTAGGTAACGCACCATCAATCGCTTCTGCTACTTCTCCAGTAACGATTTGAGACTTACCCTCAACTTCATTACCATATGGCTGTCGGAGATACGCTTCCAGAGCCTGTTTGCGCTGGTCAACAGTTTCTGTTTCAATGTAGCCAATAGCATCATCAATCTCAGCTTGGAGGATTGACTTCAGTTCGTTCTGTTGCATTTTTGTCCTTTGGAGGG